GGAGTTCGCCCCCAGCCGCTTCTCCGATGGCCTCGTGGGGTTCCGCTCGTGGTCCCTCCGGTCCCAGGAAACGCTGTTCATGTGGGAATTCGATGAGGATTCCAACGCCACCGTGATGCAGCAGATGGCCCCGCCCGATTTCGCGATCCGGCGCATCCCCCTATCGAAATCCCTGCTGTTCCGTACCCAGGTTGCCAAGAATAACCCCGAGGGCCGGTCCGCTCTCCGCAATGCCTGGGTCAGTTACTACATGAAGAAGAACCTGCAGGTATTCGAGGGGATCGGCATCGAGCGCGATCTCGCCGGATACCCGATGATCCAGATCGAGAAGCCGGATATCAACAACGGGCTCGCCGTTCCCGATATCTGGAACGATAACGACCCCAAGATGGTCGCCCTGCTCGCCGCCATGCAGCGGATCGTGCGCTCGGTCAGGCGCGATGAGCAGGAGGGCCTCGTGATGCCCTGGTGGGCGAAGTTCACCCTGATCTCCACCGGATCCCGCCGCCAGAACCACACCAACGAGATTATCGGGCGGTACGACCAGCGAATTGCCATGTCGATGATGGCCGATTTCATCATGCTCGGGCACGAAGCGGTCGGGTCGAAGGCCCTTGCCGCCACCAAGATCTCACTGTTCACCAGCGCGCTGTCCTCGTTCATGGATACCGCATCCGCGGTAGTCGATCGGCGGGCCATCCCCACCCTCCTCAAGTTCAATGGCATCTCCCTCGACCTCGCCCCGTCGCTGGAGCACGGTGATGTGGAGTCGATCAACATCCAGGAGCTGGGGGAGTTCATCTCCAAGCTGTCGGGTACCGGGTTCAACCCGCTCGCCAGCTTCGAGGCGCAGAAGGCCGTCCTTGAGGCTGCCCGCATTCCCACCACCGGGATCGTGGACCCATCCGATCCCGATGTCAGTGGCGAGCTTGGGGATGCCACCAGCGATATCAGCGGTTACGGCGCCCCGGTTGATCCGCAGGGATCCACCACCGGATCGCCATCGGTCCTGACCGCCAAGGCCCAGCGCCAGTTCATGATCAAGATGCGGGCGGATGTCGCCGGGTTGGTCGCCGGTCTTACCGCCGTGAATGCGACCCTCAAGAAACACTTTGACCTCGGATCCAACGGTAACGGGAGTGGGGGAGCGTAGATCATGACATACGACGATGCTATCTTTCTTTCTGCTCCTGGCCCTTCCGGATATTGGCCTTGTGCCGATGCCGGTGGAGATGGTGATCCAGTAGCCGACCTTACGGCTGGACATGCTGGCATCCAGCGTGGTGACGTTCATCTCGTTGCCCAGACGTCCCCTGTCATGAATCCACCGGGTGCCACTACCTTTGGCCCCGCTGATGGTGCTGGTGTTGAAGTGGTCGGGGTACAGATGCCCCATGATTACTTCGCATTTGAGGCGTGGGTGCGGTGGGATGCGCGATTCGCTTTCCCGCGTCAGTACCTCTGGAGTAGCGGGCCGGACACCGGCAACAACATCGAACTCGCGGTGGATGCTGCGGGAATATTGCAGTACAAGATCTATTCACCGCCTCCAGAGGGTACTGCTGTTGGTGAGGATGGATGGATCGATACCGGCGTCCCAATCGTTGATGATCAGTGGCACTTGCTTCAGTGGCTGACCACCGCTACCAGTCAGGATGCAGTTGGTCCTGCTGTACAGATTTGGATCGATGGTGTCATTCAGTTTGAACTGGTGTATGTAGCGATCGAGGCACCCTACGCCGATTCGATGATCGGCAGCCGATTCATTGGCTGGGATGGCAACGCGGATACCACGTTTGGCGGCAATTACGCGAACGTCGTGTTCTACAATGGAATAAGCCAAGAAACGATCGAGGCACACTGGGCGGCCCGCCTTCCATCTCCTGGTAGACTCAGTTTCCGAACTCCGGTCAGCGACCCGGACGATCCGGATTTCGAGGTATCCACCAACTTCATGAATGACTCATTCGTGTTTGATGGTGGAGTCGATGGTCAGGTGGTGGTGCGCGACGTCACCGCTCCAGATGGGTGGCGATTCGACGATCCCGGATCGGTGGGACCCGAGGGACCGCAAGGTCCACCTGGAGCCGATGGAGCCGATGGACAGCCCGGGGCCGATGGGGCCGATGGCGCACAGGGTGATACCGGTCCCGCCGGTGGCATTCTCAATGATCAGTGGGTGTGGAATGCCGCTGCAACGATCGCTGCGCTCGCGGCTGGTCGCGTTGGCGTCAATCACGATACTCCATCGCTTGCCACCGCTGTCTGGATTCACAAGCTCGCGGGTACCTCAGCTGGGGTCGATTGGACGGTCGTGATCTCCGATCTCGCGGCGGGTGACAAGCTATACATCCAGAAGAAGACCGACGGGACGGTCTACGCTCGGTATACGGTGACCGGTGCGCCTACCCTGGTCAATGGGACCACCTACAATATCCCGGCAGTGTGGACGGCCGGGAACAGTGAACCCGCGAACGGGAACGATGTCGTGGTCGCGTTCCAACGCCTCGAACCTTCACCAGATCCGTTGACCGTGAGCACGATCCGGGGCGGTACTGGGGTAACCTCGACGCTCACCCTGAAGCCGACATCCGGTGTTGGCGCGGCCGGGTCCGACATCCTGTTCAAGACCGGTACCGATGGAGCGACAGAAGCGCTTCGCATCAAGCAGGATGGCACGCTGCGTATTGGTGAGTCCAAGTGGATTACAGCGCTTGGGTCCGATGCTAATGAACGGAATCTGATTCGCCTAGTCTCATCTCCGGCAAACCATATCGAGTTGGGCTGTGGGAGCCAGTATCTACTTACCGGCGTCGATAACCAAGCTCTGTGGGTGGACCGTCTATACACTGCTGGTGAATTAGTCGTGGCTGCGACTACATATTTCGCTTTCAATACACGATCGGTGATCCGATCTCCGTCTGATGGCGTTTGGACACTGGCCAACTGGAATGAGACAGATTTTAATCGGATTCAGCTTGGAGGCGTTTCGGCCTCTTTCCCATCGCTGAAACGAGTCGGAGCGGATCTTGCGGCCCGGCTAGCGGATGACAGCGCGAATGCTCTGTTCCGGTCGAAATCGCTCGCGATCGACAACAATCAGTATATCGTTGGTCGGAACGCAGCCAATTCGGCCGACATCAATATGTTCAAGGTCAACGCCACGAACACCATCGATGTGGGTGCGGCCCTGAATACGGCCAACATCACCGCACAGGTGGTCACTGGGACGCAGATGACGGTAACCGGTACTGGAGGATTCAGTGCCCCGGCGGGCGGCTTTCACAGCATCGCAACTCGTGGTTATTTCGACGCCTCCGCCGATGGCGTTTGGAAGCTGAATATCGCATCTGGCGCGTCGCAGGGTCGATTGGGGCTGGCACAGCTGGGATTGACCGATGGGATCACCGCCCCGACCGCCGTTTCTGGACAGGCGCTCCTATTCGTGGATACCGCCGACGGCAATCTGAAGGTCAGGTATGGCGGCGGGATCACCAGGACTATCGCACCGGGTGCCGTCCTTCTGGAGCAGAAGATCGCTTCCGCTTCCGCCACTCTCGACTTCACGGCTGGGATCACTTCGGCCTACGATGATTACCTGATTGATATCATTGACATTATCCCGGTGACCACCGCGGTCGTGTTCTCGATGCAGTTCTCCCTGAATGGCGGATCGTCGTGGGAGACGACCAGTTATAAGCATGTCCGCAATTACATGAGCGACGCTGGGGTGTCTGGTACTCAAATCGATGATACTCCTCTGGTGGGATTGGCCGCGAGCGCAAGCAATTCGGCATCGGGTGGGATCAGTGGCTCGTTGCGTTTCCACGACCCCCTCGCCGCCGCGCCGAACAAGGTGCTGCACGGCCGCACGATGTTCCTGCATTCGAGCGGCACGCGATATGTCTACGAACACCGGCTCTGGTACCTGGGCGCTGCCGTCAATGCGATCCGGTTCTTGATGTCGTCAGGCAACATCGCATCGGGCACAGTTCGGCTGTACGGGATTACCAAGTAGAAGGGAGAGGCACATGACAGCTGAGGAACATCTGAAGATCATGGTCGGCAACATGGCATTCCGGATCGCGGAGCTATCGGATGAGCGGGATACGCTGCGTGACCAGCTCACGGAGGCGCGCAAGCTAATCTCCGACGCCCCCGTTACCCTCCGCCCCGGTCCACCGGAGGGAAAATGAGCGCCATGTTCGACCCCCGGATATTCGACCCACGGATATTCAATACCGGGGTCCAGGCCGCCGATCGCCTGTCGATTATCCACATGCAGGGGTCGATGGCCTTGTTGATCTCGGGCGGCCGGGGATCCCGTGGCCCGAAAATCGTATCGGCTACCGGCAGCGCATCCATACTGATCCGAGGCACCGGATCCTCCGATTCCGTTCCGTCAGAGATGGAGATCTAGAATGGCGATCGAGTTCAATATCAACGCTGCCCACAAGTGGTTCGCTGGCGAGGACAAGATATTCGAGTTCCAGATGTTCGATGCCGATGGGGTGACCCCCCTAGATGTCAGCAGCTACGGATTCGAGTGGATCCTGCGCCGCACCGATGCCGACCGCGATATCCTGATCAGGAAGTCCACCGATCCCAGTGGCGGGATGGATATCGTGGGCAGTGTACCGGATCAACGGGTCATTGTCACGATCGCCAGCGACGATACCAAATCGCTAAAGGCGTTCACCTATCGGCACAGCATCCGGCGCACCGACGATGGCAGCAAGCTGGTATTCACATTCGGTGACGCTACCTTGCGTCAGGCGACCACCCGATGATCTGCCCATCCTGCGGCTGCCGTTGCAGCGATGAGGTTGATTCCCGTCTGCCCAATCCCAATTCTGGGGAGAGGGTGACCATCGATGTCGCTGATCTGGTCGATATGGCAACCGATCGGGCATCGATCCTGAGGGAGGGTAGCTTTACCCAGGTCCTCCTCATGAACTGCGCACATGCACTATCCCAGCTGACCGAGCGGCTGGCGTTCTACGAGCACAAGATCCATTGAGAGGCACCCATGGATGATCCTGATCTGGTCACGGTGGAAAAATTCGCTCAGATGTACCGTGTCGAGGCAAGTATGGTGCGTGCCTGGGTGCGGTCCGGTCACATCGCGTACGTCCTCGTGGGTCCGCGCAAGCTGAGGCGGATCCGCCGGTCGGAGGTCGTGGTCCCGATTATTCCCCCGGATCCACCCCCGACCGTTCCCCCGGTCGATTTGACGCAATCGGAATCGCCATGGCCGGTCGAGGTCGATACCCATACCAATGGCAATGGGTCTGGGCCGGTAACGGGGATCAAGGCGGCCGATACGGAACCTGACGCGGGCGATGGGGCGGGCACCCCTGAGCCTGTAGATCCCGATCCCGACACTCACGAAATTGTGGAGGCAGAGGCAGATGGCAAACATTCCAGTGGACCCCGAGCTGATGAACGAGGACCTGAAAAAGGCACTCGTCGAGCAAAAACGTCTCGAGCAAAATGAGACACGTGCGATCCTAGATACATTGCGCCGTACCCGCAAGGCCAGGGGCGGGGTCGGTGCACCCCTCCTGGTCCCAGCCCACCTCGGCGGCAATGCGGTGGTCCTCACCGATCCCGATACGGTCGAGGAGATGAATGAGATCGCGGTCAAGGAGCGGGAACAGGAGCGTGCCGATCCTGCCCCCCTGTCGGAGAATGAAGATTGATCCCCCGCTTCTCCGTGATCGTGGCGACCACCGGGCGCGATACCCTCTACCGGGCATTGCGCTCGCTCCTTTCCCAACCGCTTGCACCCGGCGATGAGGTCCTGGTCGTGGGGGCCGCCTCCCGCGAGATCATCCGTGCCTCCAATCGATTCAGCTATCGCCACATCGTCTGCGAGCCCGGTAACGATTTCGGGAATACCGAGCGCAATGTCGGCATGCATTACGCGGCCGGTACCCACATCACTTTCCTCGATGACGATGATGTCTACCTCCCGGGTGCATTCGCAGCCATGCGCAAGGTGGCCGCCGATAATCCCGGCCGCCCGATCATGTTCCGCATGGTCGATCCCAATGGCCTGATCCTGTGGCAGGATCCAGTGATCCGGCAAGGCAATCACGGGACCCCGCAGTTCGTGCCCCCCAACTACCCCACCCGGCTCGGTCGGTGGACCAAACGTTATGAGGGCGATTACGATTTCTGTGTATCCACCCTCGCCAATTACCCTCCCACCGCCCTCGTCTGGGATACCACCGTCACATACGCGTGCCGCCCCAAGTAGATGCCGATCGCGATGATCCCGATCGCCAAGAGGAAGCCCCTACCAGAGGCGATCAGTGTCAGGCAGACCGCCCAAATCCTGGGGGTGTGCCGGATGACCATCCGGCGATGGATCAAGCGGCGATACATTGTAGCCTACCGGGTCGGCCCCCGCCTGATTCGCATCCCTCGTAGCGAGATCTCCAGGATGCGGGCCGTCCGCTTGGTCGATGATGACCGCTACTGGCCCAATATCTATCCCAGGGTATGACCTCCTGGCAAGTATATACATGCGTTAACATCTAATGTGCCGCCCCGGGGGAGCGTGTTCCAATCCGTGGCATGCCAACTTCGGCTACCAATTTCCAGATCTCCAAGCTGGATGACGAGCAACGCCTCGTATTCGGGTACGCCAACGTCGCGGTATCCAAGTCTACATCCAGTGGGTCGGGCGGGGTGGAGTTCTTCGATCTACAGAGGGACTCCATCCCGGCCGCCGAGCTTGAGAAGGCAGCCTACGATTTCGTCCTGGAATTTCGCGATACCGGCGAGATGCATGAGGGCGGATCGGTAGGCCGTCTGGTCGAATCGATCGTGTTCACCCCCGACAAGCTGCAGGCCCTCGCCACCGATCCCGTTACCGGTGCCGTCTATGAGGAGGGGCTGTCCGTCCTCAAGCAGCTATTCCCGCCCCGCTGGTGGGTGGGATTCAAGCTGGAACCGGCCTCCTATCAGGCAGTCAAATCCGGCAAGTACAAGATGTTCTCGATCGCCGGTGAGGCCGATCGCACGGAGGTGAGCGGTGTCTAAACCAGCCCCCAAGCCAGGGATCCTGCGCAACCTCAGGGTGAAGCGCGTCGATCTGGTCGATGCCGGTGCCAACTTCGATGTCGCCACCGGTGATGGCGCCCACATCATGCTGTTCAAGTCCGCCGTTGGAAAGGATTCCCCATCCATGAGTTCGATCCACGTCGATACCCCGATCAGCGACTGTGCCACGTGCAAGAAACTGGGCCACATGTGCCCTTCATGCAAGGAGAAGAATGTGTCAACATCCAAGTCCACCGCATCATTCCAGTCGCTGATCGGCAAGATCCTGACGCTGTTCGGTGAGTCGGATGTCACCAAGCGGGCAGCAGCGATCGAGGAGATCAACAAGGAGGCGGTCGATATCGCCGCCGCCGCGCCCCCGTTCGCTCCGGCCGGTCCCGTTCCCGGTGCCCTTCCTGCCGCCCCACCCGCAGCCCCACCCGCAGCCCCGATGGCGATTCCACCCTCGGTCAAGGATCTCCTCGCCAAGGTGTCCGACAGGGCCGCCGTCGAGAAGGCGGTCATGGAGTGCGGCCCCGGTCCGTTCGCGGCCGATCACCCGGTTCACGCCCTCAAGGCGATTCTCAACCATCTCTCTCAGGCCGCCCCCGTCGCCCCCGCGCCCGCCATGCCGATCCCGGGCGCACCACCCATCGTCAAAGGAGACATCACCGTGGATGCCGAAGTCGCCAAGCGCATGACCGACCTCGAAAAGCGGGCGACCGACGCCGAGGCCGCCGTACTGGTCGAGAAGAACCTCCGCCTCGATCGCGAGATGGTCGAGATCCTCAAGGGATTCAAGGCCACCCCGTTCGACCTCACCAAGGACGTCGCCATCTACCGCAAGATGAAGGAGTCCGACCCGGCCACGTTCGACCGGACGATGACCCTGCTCAAGGCGACCGACGCCCAGCTGGCCGAATCCGCCCTCTACAAGAACTTCGGGTCCTCGATGTCCGCGACCTCGGACGGCTCCGCGTGGGCGCAGATCGAGGCCAAGGCCGAATCCCTGATGGAGAAGGCGGCGGGCGAGCTGACCCGCGAGGCCGCCATCGAGAAGGTGATGATGGCCAACCCGAAACTCGTGCGGCAGTACCGCAGCGAGCAGCAGTAGCGCGTCCCCGGGATCGCATTCAATCCATTCGTTGATCTGACAAGGAGAATCAAGCATGTCGCCATTCCAGGGACAGATGCCGCTCAAGCTGACCGGTGCCAAGGCAGGGGCCGGTCTGACTGTCGCGACGGCACAGTACAAGTTCGTCAAGTTGAGCGCCGACAATACCGTCGTCCTCTGCGCCGCCGCCACCGACCGCCCGATCGGTGTCCTCCAGGCTCCGGTTGCCGCGACCGGTGATCCCGTCGATGTCGTGGTCCTGGGCGAAACCCAGCTGCAGGCCGACGTCTCGACCGCATTCGGCAACGCCCTTGGCGTCTCGGCCGATGGTCAGGCCACGGTCGTCACCCCGGGACCCGGCACCCTCTGGCACGCCGGTACCGCCGTCAATGTCGCGGGGGCGACCTCCGCTGGCAACCTGATCACCGCAGTCGTCAACTGCGTCAACCCGCCACCCGCCGCGTAGTGTTGGGTATCAATTAACCCGGCTATTCAGGAGGAGATTCGATGCCCAGCCCGTACCTGTCACAGATCCATGTGGATCGCCCACTGACCAACATGTCAGTGGCTTACATCCAGTCGGACAAGATGTTCATCGCCGGAAAGGTGTTCCCGGTCGTACCGGTGGACAAGAAATCTGGGATCTACTTCGTCTACTCCAAGGACGACTGGTTCCGCGACGATGCCCAGCTCCGCGCACCGGCAACCGAGTCGGCGGGCGGCGGGTACGACATCAGCAACACCGGGTACGTCTGCAACGTGTGGGCGTTCCACAAGGATGTCGATGAGCAGGAGATCTACAACACGGATGCCCCGCTCAATGCGGAGCGCGACGCATCCCGGTTCGTCACCCGCAAGCTCCTCCTCCGGCAGGAGATCCAGTGGGTGGCCGACTACATGACCACCGGTATCTGGACCGGTTCATCGACCGGCACGGACATCGTTCCCGGCGTCCTATGGGACGATCCGCTCTCGACCCCGATCGAGGATATCCAGGCGCAACAGCTGGCGGTCCTCACCAACACCGGATTCGAGGCCAATGCCATGGTCCTCGGGTTCGCCGTCTACCTCAAGCTGATCCGCCATCCCGACGTGATCGACCTGATCAAGTACGGCGCGGGACCCGGGAATCCGGCGATCGCGAACGAGGCCGCCCTCGCCAAGATCTTCGGCGTCGAGAAGGTCTACATCTCGAAGGCGGTCAAGAACACGGCGGCGAAGACCCCCGGGTCGAACACATTCGTTGGCGCGATGATCGCGGGCAAGGGCGTCCTCCTCGCCTACGTCAACCCGTCGCCGGGGATCATGGAACCGTCATCGGGATACACCTTCATGTGGAAGGGCATCTCGCGGGGCCTCGGGTCCACCATCGCCTCTTACCGCATCCCGATGCCATGGCTCGGGCTGGAGACGGTCCGCATCGAGTCCGAGATCGCGTTCGCGAACAAGGTCGTCGGCGCGGATCTCGCGGCGTTCTTCAACGGGGCCATCCCGTAGAGGGATTCCCCATAGGGGTCGGGTGGGGGCGATCCGGTGCCCTCGCCCATCCCCGCCCAACCAACGTCCATTCAATCAGTCAGGGAGATTGCAATGTCACCAAACGAGATGAGCGAGAGCCAGATCGAACGGGAAAAGGCCGCCGCTGCGCATTCGAGCGGGCACGAACCCGATCCGCACAATGTCAGGGCGGTTCCCGATCACCCGATCGCCGGGACCGGCACGATGCGCCCGGATCAGACCCTTCCGGGTGCGGGCGACCCGAATCGCCCCGGCCGCCCCGATAACGCGCTCCCCGGCAGCGGCGACCGGCCGACCCCGAAGGACCCCACATCGACGCAGCCCGAGGGCATCCGCCGCCCCGATGGCAGCTATTCGCCATTCGGTCGCGAGCGCGACCACAAGCACGACGACGCGATCGAGAAATACGAGTCCCGGCTCAAGAAGGCCGTCGCGCTGTCGATCCAGGACATCCGCACACAGACCTCCAACCTGCACGACCTGATCGATCACGTGGACAACCACGGGGTCGTCACCCGGCAGCAGCTCGATTTCGTCAAGGGACACCTCGACGTCGCCATCAACAACCTCATCCAGGCAGCGGGCATCTCGGAAGAGTAGGGCACCATGGGCACAATGGACCTGAAATCCGGTAGCGCTAGCGCGATCAAGGATACTGCCTACGAGGCGTGCAGATCCTTTTCCACGATGGGGAAGACGTATTCCCCGGGCGATCCGTTCGACATTTCGGGGCTGCCTGATCACAAGGTCGGGCAGCTCCTCAACCGCCGATATATCCGGCCTGCCAATCCCCGGCAGACGGATCCTTAGACCCCGCCCCATCTCCGGATGGCGACACCGATAATGGTGTCGATGGGAAGGAGAACAGATGGCTCAAGGCACGCAGGGCTCCAGCGGCGCATTCTCGGTCAGCAGCCTCCAGCTTAAGGGAGGGGCCGGTGCGTCCATCGCGACATTCACCGGCACAATCAACACCGCGACCACCTGGGCGGGGACCTATCGGGCGCGGCCGGGTTCCCTCCTGATCAACCTGACGAACCTCAAGCTGTACATCAACACCGGTACCAAGGCCAGCCCGACCTGGACCATCGTTGGGGCGCAGACTTAAATGAGCGTCAGGCCTAACATACGGGCGACCCTCTACTCGGCCACGATCACTGCCGCCCTTACTGCTGTTGCTCAGACCCCGGTCACTGGCCTTACCTCCGCCCGCTATCTGGTCCTGCATGCCAACTTCGTGTACGGCTCAGGCGGGACATCCGCCGATGTGTGGGTGCAGACCAGTATCGATGGCGGGCTGACGTGGTACGACATCGCCAACTTCCACTTCACCACAGCGAGCGGCAAGAAGGTGTCGTCGGTCGCCATGGATCCCGCGACCCCACTCCCGCCAGGGACAGTACCCGCATCAGGGGCGCTGGCAGCCAATACCGTCCTGAATGGGGCGATCGGTGATCGGGTCCGCGCTCTCGTGACCACGGTTGGCACCTATGCTGGCGGGACCACACTCGCGATCGACATGGTGGCCAAGGGGTAACCTAAGGGGGATCCAGTCAATGTCCTGGTCATACGAAACTGATCAATTCACGAGTACCGTCGTCGGCGCATACCCCGGATCGACCGTGGGTGAGCGATATCAGATTCGTACGCTCATCCAGGATACCAACGTCAACCGCCAGCTGTTCCAGGATGAGGAGATCGACTGGTCACTTACCCAGGAGGCCAACCTCTACATGGCGGCTGCGGCTCTTGCCGACATCCTGGTGGCCAAGGGGGGTGGGGTAAAGTCGAAGCGGATCAGCGAGTTCGAGGTCGAATACGATCCGCGGATGTATCTCACCATCGCAACCCGGTTGCGGGCACGCGGGATGAACTATCAGGTCCCGTATGCCGGTGGGATCTCGCGGGCTGACAAGGCGGCGCAACAGGCCGATACGGATTGGGTTACACCAAGCTTCGCTCGCGGGATCAGCGACCACCCTGATGCCCCGAAGCCTAGTCCGAATTCGCCCATCAACCCATTACAGCGATAGGGATCCGAGGCATGCGTATCCTATTCGTTTGGCCGGTAGCCACATTCTCGATATGGGATGTGGCACGTGGTTATCGGTCTGCTTTTGCCCGTATCGTAGGCGCGGATAATGTCCGCGATTACCACCTCAATACCCGGTCCGATCACCATCGGCGGGCGCTCCCGGTTCCACAGAATACCGACCCGGTAACGGTATCCAGATTGGCGTCTGAGACGGTGGTTTGCGAGGCCATCTACTTCGACGCCGATGTCGTATTCGTGGTATCGGGTCTCAATTTCCACCCGATTGCCCTCGATGCACTGCGCAAGATCGGGGTACATGCCGCCGCGATCCTCACCGAATCCCCCTACGATGACGAGCCCCAGGCCGAGTGGGCATCGGTCTACCCGGGGATGACGGTGTTCACCAACGAGGTCATATCCGCCAACAAATACCTGTGGAATTACATCCCGCACTCGTACGATCCCATGGTCCATCGCCCGGTTACCCCATCGGGCAGCTGTGATGTCCTAATGTGCGGGACCGGCTGGCCCGAGCGCCAGCGCCTCCTCGAATCAATGAGCTGGGATGGGATCGATCTCCGGCTGCTGGGCATCTGGCCGGATGTCAACCAGGATAGCCCGCTGTTCCCGTTCGTCCATCAGGCGTGCATCGATAATCTCAAGATGCCGGAGATCTATGCTGGTGCCAAGATCTGCCTGAATATCCACCGGGGTCACCCGGAGGCCAGGAGCCTCAATCCGAGGGCCTACGAGGTCGCCGCCTGTGGAGCATTCCAGATCTCGGACTACCGGCAGGAGATCGATGCCGTCTTCGGTGACAGTGTGCCGGTATTCACATCGGCCGCCGATCTCGAATACCTGATCCGGTTCTACCTCACTTACGATGATGAGCGCAAATTCCGGTCACTGGTCGCCCGCGAACGCGTATTCGACTGCACATTCGATGAGCGGGCCAGCGGCATGATCGAGACGATCCAGCGCGATATCGCGATGCGCCGATCCGAGGAGTTCGCATGAGCCATGCCCCGGTAGAAGATTGGGGGGACTTCATGCCCACCACCGTGACCCTCGATGCGTGGACCGGTCGCACCGTCTCCGATGTCCCGATCTATGCCCAGTCGCCCGTCGAGTTCCCGGCCCGGATCGAGATCAAGAACCGCATGATCCGCGACTCCCGTGGGAATGAGGTCGTCTCCCATGGCCGCGTATTCCTGGGGACCCGCACCGTTCCCAGCGTCAAGGACAAGCTTACCTTGCCGCCAGAGTTCCAGTCAACGACGCCCACAATCCTCGACGCCTATCCGGTGTATGATGAGAATGGGATCCACCACGTGACCCTGGAGATCAAGTAATGGCCGTCTGGAAGATGCCACCGGCTCCGCGCAAGCCAGCATTCGTGCCCCCGACCGTCGATTTCATATCGGGTAGCGAGGGGG